GCTACTGGAAACGTAAACAATGTTTTTGACGTGTATCCTTGGCTTCAGTCCTATCTTGGTGCTTATTGTCTTGGTGGAGCTGGCGGCTATCAAGTTCGGGTGGTAAGAGGTTAATTATGGCAAAAATTGATGATGTCTTTGGAAACGTACCAGCAAGCATACTAAGTACCTGGGGCCAAGACTTTACTTACATAAAAACCACAACACCAAAGACCTATAATCCCACAACTGGTGCTGTCACTGGATCGGACACAAATGTAACGGTAAAAGGAGTAATTACAACAATAAACTCCAACGAAGATGAAGGTTTGTATCAGTCAACAGACCTAAAAATAGTTATTGGAGCAAATGAACTGGGTGATTACTACCCAACAGAGGCAGATCGTGTTCAATACCCACAAGCAGGAGCTACTAGAGAAGGAAAAATAATAAACATCAACACAGCAAGAGGGGACAAACCAATATTCCACACCCTCATAGTGAGGCCACAATAATGGCTAGAAACGTAAAATTTTTGACAAAAGATATAAAGAAGGCGATATCTAAAGGAGGAAAAATAGCTTCTGTGCAGATAATGAGGTCTTTATCTCAAAAAGGACCATATTTTACAGGTTCATTTTCTTCTTCTTGGTATTCTTACGACCCTAAAAAGAAAAAGGTAGGAAAACCTAGACAGCAAGTAGGTTCTAGGTACTTATATAAAGATACAGATGTAAAAGGAACTGTTATTCCAGTTAGGTTAAATAAAATGTTGAATGAAATGACTTTATACACAATAAAAAACACGTCAGACTATGCAGCACAAGCACTAGATTTTCAGGCGTATATAAAAAACCCTCCTTTTCCCGAGCCAGGTCCAGACTACGGAGAAGGATTTTTTAAGGTAGGACACAGAGATCAAGGAAGTCCTAGAGGAGCAGTAAGACCATTGAGTACAGGAGGCGACCATTCGAGTAGTGCTCCGCTTGATTGGTGGACAACGTATGCAAGTTCTGAAATGCAAAAGGACTCAAAAATAGGTTTTAGAGCAGGAATTAAGCTAGTAAGTAAGAATCCAACCGTAAAGTTATGAACTATCAAAAAATAAGGGCAGCAGTAGAGAATCCTTTGCTAACAGCCTATGGAGCGTTAAGTCCTGCGGTTCCTGTTTTCTTCGACAACATCACTGCTGCACCAGCAAATAGCACAACTGAATATGTAAGAGTAAATGTTACATTTGGCTTAACAAACGATCCAACACTAGGTTCAAGTGTTGATAACGCTAGAGGAGCAATCGTAATCCGTTGTTTTACTGAAAAGGGGGATGGTCCTGCAAGAAATCAAACATTACTAACAACTGCTGTGGATGTTTTAGAGACATTAAATAACGGAACAAAAGGAACAACTGGAACGTATTTAAAGGTTGGATCTATTGATGGTCCTAGTTTTTCAACAACTGAAACTCCCCCTATGTTTATGGGAAGAATAGAGACTTCTTACGTTGCCACGGTTTTGAGCTAATCTATAGGTAAATTTCTACAGCAGCCTCATGGCCGTTACATGTTTATCTGGCACATCAGGTGCTCTCTACTACACACCAGCAGGAACAACAGGAACTTTTGGTACTGGTGATGTAACCATTGGTACTGAGACAATGGTTGTTGAAACTTATTTGAATCTTAAAGTTGGAGATCCAGTTAAGTTTAGTGTCATTGATTCTTCTACAGGTGGATCAGGAACAGGGACTTTACCTGCTGGATTAACTGCTGGAACAACTTATTACGTTATTCTTTACACAGCAACAACAGGAGCATTAAAAGTATCTGCTTCTGCTGGTGGTTCTGCTGTAAACCTAACTGACGTTGGAACAGCAGCAGCTCCTAATGAGTTCCAAGTTGCTTATGCTGCATTTGAGAATGTCAGTCAAGTTAGTGAGTGGTCTTTTGAAATTGAAAGAGCTGAAATTGATGTAACTACAATCGGTGGTGATCCTGGTCAGTACGTTCCATTTAGAAAATACATTGCTGGTTTTGGTGATGGTTCAGGTAGTGCAACTGCTTACATGACAAATGAAGATGCTTCTCTTTCTAACCGCATGATTGAAGATGTTCTTCAGCGTCAACAAGTCGGTGCAGGATTCAAGCTTTATACAGACCGTGTGTATAGCGGTGGAACTGTAAGCGACACTCTTAGTCGTTTTATTAGCTTTGATGCAACATTAACTTCTGCTTCTTTAGCTGTTACTCCTGATGATGCACAAGCAGTAACAGTTAATTTCCGTCCTGCTGGAGTGCCAACATTTGATTTTAGTCGTTCATAATAGTAACGGAATCGAAATGTTCCACTAACCCTGCTCCTTGCAGGGTTTTTTATTGACTATTGAGCTATAGTAGTGGCACATAAAATACCGTTATGGCATCTAGTTCTAAATCACAGAAGACATTTATGAGAGCAATAGATCGTTTAAAAAAGGCAGCAAACTTAGAGGCTACAAGAAAAGAGGTAGAACTATCTGATGGAACGTTATTTGAAATGTGGGTAACTCCCCTGACAATGGCAGAAAGAGAAAGAGCACAAAAAGGAGCAAGAGGAGATGATGCTAACGAGTTTGCACTACGTCTATTAATGACAAAAGCTCAAGATGAAAATGGGCAGCGTTTATTCGCTTTAGGTGAAATAGATGTATTAAAGAACGAAGTTAGAGATGCAGATTTACAGAAACTAATGCTTGCTGTTATCAGTGAAGATGAAGAAGAGGATATTGACCCAAAATCCTAAGTGCAGAGCTTCGTAAAGATAACTTGTTGATGCTTCAATTTGGCATCGCTAAAGAGTTAGGGAAGTCTCTTGCAGAAGTCAGACAAATGACGCTAGAAGAAATACTTGGATGGAGTGCATATTTTCAAATATTGAACGAAGACCAAGAAAGAGAGCTTAAAAAAGCTAAACGAGGCGTTTAGGATTAAACTAAGGCATCATTAGGTGGAATAACAGTGGCTTCGTATGATGCTCTAATAAATTTAAAGGTAAGAGGATTAAAAGATCTAAGTAAAATTGATAATGCGGTTAATGGAATAACAAAGGGAGCAAAAGATACAACAGAGGCAGTTAAAAACGGCAATAAAGCGTTAATGACCCAAGGTCTACGTTTAAGAGCTTTAGCTAAGAGTCAAAATACTTTAGTAGAAAAGTTCTATCGAGTCACAGGTAAACGTAAAGGAGGTGCTATGCCTTCCTTTCTTTTACCAGATTCTAAAGCTTTAAATGCTTCTAAAAGAGGTATTCAGCGGCTAGTTACTTTTCAGGATAAGGCTGCCTCAGCAGCTAAAAGAGCACAAGATAGAAGAATTGAAGGGGAAAAGCGAATAAAACTGGAAAATCAGGCTGTAGCTAGGTCTAAGGCAGCAGCAGATAGAGCAGAGATAAGAAGATTGCAGCAAATAATAAACCTAAGAACACTTGCTGCTCAAGCTGGTCGTGTAGGAAGAAAGTTAGGAGATGTGCTTGCCCCTCCAGAGTTAAAGACAAGGGGACCAGGAGGAAAGATGCTTGCTCTGCCTAGTGCAGAGATGAGAGCAGGTCTACCTGGTGCGTATCAAAATGCTCCTGGTTTTAGAGGAACTAGAACAAGAGGAAGGGGAGGGGGTGCTCTACAGAGTGCATTAATCAGTGGTGCTTTTCCCTTGTTATTTGGGCAAGGGCCGTTGGGCGGTGCTGCTGGTTTTGCTGGTGGTTATTTGGGCACTAAGATGGGTGGTCAAATGGGGGGATTTGCAGGAGGTCTTGTCGCCACTGCTGCCTTACAAACTATCCAGCAAGCTATTGGTGCAACTGCGAAGTTGGGCCAGGCATTTAATAAGTTTAACTTAGATGTAAATGCAATAACTAAATCTTTAGGTGTCACTGGAACGGCTACTGCTCAATATTTAAAAACATTAGAAGCAGTTAAAGGGCCAATGGCTGCTGCAAATGAAGCTCAAGAAAGATTAAAATCTATTATCGGAGACAAAGGGGTAGCAGATTTAAAAGAATTTGGAGAGCGTTCTCAATCAATTTTAAATAGTACGCAAAAATTCTTTACTCGAATGACTGCTGGATTAGCAAATATATTGAACTGGGCAGATAAAATATTAGGTCTTTCAAGTGGTCTTGAAAGGCGTGAATTGAGATCGTATGCGATGAACGAATCAAATACTGATCCTCAGTTAGTAAAACTAAGAGCAGAGTTAGAAGCTTTAGGGCCAAACAAGTTAACAAGAAGAGATGACAAAAAATTCAATGATATTTATGAAAAACTAGAAAACAGAGCGAGAGAAATTATGACAGGTCAAACACAAGAAGATTTAGCTAGAAATGCAACATTACAATTAGATAGTGATATTGAAAAATTAGAAAAAATATTAAATTTAGGAACAAGAGAGGCTGGTATACAAAAAGAAATAGCAGAAATTCTTAAGTCAAAAGGAATTATAATAGATGAAAATATGAGCAAAGAAACCAAAGCACAAGTCAAACTAGTTCAAGAAGGAGTAAGGCGAAAAACACAATTAGAAGAACAAATTCAATTATGGGGTCAAATTAAAGACATAATTGCTGGTGGATTAACTAATGCAATTACAGGATTAATTGAAGGAACTAAAACTTTAGGTGAATCATTAGCTGGTATTGCTAAACAAATAGCAAATTTAATTCTTCAAAAAGCAATTTTATCTGCTGTAGATAAAGCGTTTACTTTTGGATCTGGAGGTGTTGCTAAAGGTGGAACTGGTGCGATGGTTGCCGCAGATAATTTGAAATATGGAAATACTTTTCCAGCAGGATCATTCTCTACTGGTGGAATGGTCACAAGACCAACTGTAGGACTGATAGGAGAGGCAGGAGAAGACGAATATATCATTCCTGCATCAAAGATGGCTGCAAGCATGCAACGCTACTCAGCAGGTGCTAGAGGCGAAGCTGTAATTCCTGGTACTGGTTCGTCTTATGCAGGTGGTGGCGGTGGAAGTTCTACTACTGTTAATTACTCTGGGCCTATATTGAACTTCAACTCTGAAGAATTTGTTCCTAAGTCTGCTGTAGGACAAATCATTGCAACTGCTACATCTCAAGGTGCTAAGGCTGGAGAATCAAGGA